CAAAAACACTCGAGGGAAGCGATTGAATATTCAACGTCAACACTCGTGCTTTTGCCTCCCGGCCTCACAAGATGATAACCGCCCGAAAGGGCGTGATGATCTTTCTGGCCCTCGCCTTATTCTTGGCGGGGGCCGAATTTGCCCGGGAGAAATCCCTGGTGGGAACTTTGATTCCCACCCAGCCACTGTGGGTACCCAAAGATCTTGGGTACAACTGCATCAACTACACAGTAGATGGTGTAGATGTTTGGCGGTGCTCCGTAATGGTGTTCCACCCAACCCACAACACTTCCACGGTTGACTATTGTTTTAGTCAACAGGTGAGCCCTAGTGGACGATTTGTCCACTTGGATCCGGTAGCGTGCGCTTTGAGTGCCCGGGACTTTGTTTCGGTGCGCCTGCGCATTGCTCTCTGGAACCACTGCGTCGAGGCGAAACGTGCTGTAAAGCATAACGCCTTCATGCTTCTGGGCAGCACCTTGTACACGGGAGTTTGGGTCTGTTCGAGGTTAGAGGAGTACGTTTATAAAGCGGCCCTCTTCCTCGCAGAATCAGTTGTCCAGGCCCTTGAGGCTTGGACCGTTTGGCTTTTGTGGCTGGCATCTTTCTTTTTACGAGGAAGGCCGGCCACTTTTGGGATTGCCGCCAGTTTTTTGGTCCTCTACTGCTATGCATGGGAGGTTTCAATGGTTAAACTGGCCCTTATGGTGCTGAGTGCACCCATAATTGTGGTTTACAACCGATGGCGATTTATCGTCTGGAGTGTTGTAAAGGCCGCTGTTTTCCTGGTGAGGAGGAAGACAAAACAGGTGGCAGTCGTCTCGTATGAGATGGCAGTTGCAGGCTGGAATTATGCAGACCTGCCCGCCACCCCCCCCAAGGACTCGATCGTCGCCCTGCTTGACAAGCAGGAAAATCATCTTGGCTATGCCACATATGTGGAGTTAGTCAACCAGAAGAAAGGGCTGCTTACTGTGGCCCATGTCTGGGACGGAGCAACATACGTTTATTCCTTTAAAACAGGAAAAACGCTCTCCGTTGACGATTTTGCGTGCGAGCTTGATGCTCGTCCTCTGGACACCATTATAATGGTGCCCAAAATCGCGTCCGCCCCTAGCGTACTAGGGGTTAAATCAGTCCCGATGACCGTCTCCGATTTTGTCGCTCAGAACGTGAAAACCATGTTCTTATGGGACACGGAGAAGAAAGCCTGGATGTCACGTCGGGCTAAATTCTCGGGATTTGACTGGGAAGTGGGCTGTTTTACAGTCCTCAGTGCCACCTACCCAGGCTGTTCAGGGCTCCCCTATTTCAATGGGGGAAAAGTGGAAGGAGTTCACATGGGCTGCAATATGCGCCTAAATGTGAACTACGCCCGCCCAATCCTGTCAATTCCGGGGTTGACCAGACATCCTTTTGTCCTGGAGACCCCCACGGGAGAACCGGGAGCAGCCCGTACCGTCTACAACGTTGAAGTTGAAGACGGAGCGGAGATTAGTTGGGGAGGAAAGACTGCAAAAATCAAATCCTCCCCAACAGGATTCAGGATGACTTCGTGGGCCGATATTGCGGACCAAGAAGACGAAGAAGAGCGTCCCCGGGCTTTCAACGCCCGCCACGCTATCCTGGAAGCCAGTAAGCCCGTCCGCCGCAAACCCAAAACAACTAGGGTAGCGGTTAAAGCGCGCCAAATTGGCACGAAGAGATGGGCTCCTCTCAATAGAAGTGAGGCTAAGAAGCCTCGCCGAGAGCCCCAATCCAACCCCACCCCCATGGAGGTTGAAGTGGCGCCACAAGTACCATTGTGGTTTCCAACTTGGGTGCCACACTCAACTCGAGTTGTGTCCGGCCCTCTGGAATTAATTCCAGAAGAGCCCACCCCCCCCCCAGCAGAACCAGTGGCGACGATCATCCCTGAGGACACCCTTGTGGTTCCGGAGGAACCATTCGTCGCGGTGAAGCCCAAAAAACCTGGCCATTCAAAACGCCAGAGGGCTAAAGCCAAAACCTCCGTTCTGCCATTGGAAGAGGCAATCCCCAGCCTAAAAGGGAAGCTTTCGGAAACTCCACCGAAAGAGGCAACCCCTAGCCTTAAAGGGAAAGAAGTGGTCGAGGAATCGGCCCCACAGATTCCAACTGTGAAGTCCACAGAATCAGTTTCCAAACCGGCTGCTGTGGCAAGTGGTGAATTCGACTATCGTCGGGCCTACTTCTCCCAGGTGCGCTTGATGCGCAAAGAAAACCCGAAAAATCGGGTCTGGGTGGAGCCCACTGAAAGTTGCCCCTTGGGCAAGGCTTATACCATCTCAAAAGATGGGAAGGCTACAGAAGTCCCCACAAATGCTGGCGAAAATAACGCTAGCAAATATTTTGTGGCGATGAACAAGGGTGCTTCGCCGCGTTTAAACGCGGTCAAGAGGGTCAGCCCCCCTGTGACAAAACAGGCTACAATCGAGGTCCAATTCGGGGACCTCCCCCCCGTCGAGCTATCCGTGGAGGAGCAGCTCAAACGCGCAAACGCGGAAATATCGCGTTTGAAGCAGCGGGGGCCAACCCGCGGAGGACAGCGCAGGCCGAGGCACTCGCAGAAAGCGGCCTCGACCTCATCGACTGGACAATCCGCCCAGCCGAAGAACCCCCCGCCGGTTTCACCTTCTGCGGGCGGGCGAAAATCTCGCCCCCAAGCCCACGGAAACGACAGAACGAAGCCAGAATGGCTGAGTTCCAAAGTCGCTGCTGCAATTTTGCAGCTAAAGCGGCAGAATTCGGGTGGCCCGAGTTCGGGGCAGCTGCCGAAAAAGGAAGTTTAAACTTCCAGGCAGGAAGGAGGAAGAAGCTCCTAGAACAAGCAACTACTCCGTCGCAAGAATGGCGGGAAGAGGTCATTGAGAAGACAGTGCGCGCTTATAGTGCCGCTATTTCTCACCCACCGACCTTTGCTGTTGGAGAGGAGTTGGACTGGGAAGCATTCAAAGATGAATTGCTTCTCTGCCTCTTCGACATGAACGCCGATGCTGGGTCGGGCGTTCCATATAGCGCGGTTGATAATCGATCAACCCACGGCCACTGGATTAATGATCCAGAGATGATGCCGGTGCTAACTGCATTGGTTTGGATGCGTACAAACAGGTTGTCCAAACTAACAGCAGAGCAGCTATCGCACACAACCGCGGAAGAAGCGGTTAAACAGGGGCTTTGCGACCCCGTCCGGGTTTTCATTAAAGGAGAACCCCACAAGCTAGCAAAGTTGCGCGATAAACGGTACCGACTCATAATGAGCGTGTCGGTCGCCGACCAGCTAGTTGCTCGATTATTGTTCCGAAGGCAAAACCGCCAGGAACTCGAGCTCCACAATGCAATCCCTTCGAAACCTGGTATGGGATTTAGCAGTGATGACCAGGTGTCCCACTTCATTGGAGTTCTTTCGGACCAAACAGGAATACCGAAAGAAGAAGTGTGCAGTAAGTGGCGAAATAACATTCGCCCGACGGACTGCAGTGGGTTCGATTGGAGTGTCCAAGATTGGATGCTCGACGACGAAATGGAGGTTCGCAATCGCCTCACCCACAATTGCCCGGAAATCCTTAAGAGGATGCGGGCCGCTTGGCTGCATTGTCTCAAGAACTCGGTTCTGATGACATCTGACGGAATGCTGTTGGCACAAACAGTGCCTGGAATCCAGAAATCGGGTTCCTTTAATACGGCGTCGTCAAACAGCAAGATTCGCTATATGTTAGCAGTCTTTGCTGGAGCAGCCTGGGCTATCACCATGGGGGACGATGCCCTTGAAGATTGCCAATCAGACCTGGAAGTCTATAAACTCCTCGGAGTCAAATGTGAGGAAACAACGGAATTAGAGTTCTGTTCTCACATCTTTGTGTCCACAGATGTTGCGCTCCCAGCCGGAGTGGGAAAGATGCTGTTCGGTTTGCTGAACAGGTACAACCCCGCTACCGCCAATGAGGAATGCCTTCAGAAGTACACATCAGCTGTTACAGCGGTGTTGGAAGAGCTTCGCCATGTAAATGACGAACAAATGGAGGAATTGGTTTTGTTCCTTTCCATTCCTGAGGAGCAAAAGCGCGCAAGGGAGGAAGAACCTCCATCATCTGGATAGCTGCCTAAGGCGGCTTTTGGCCAACCAACATTCAAGTTGAAAGATTGGAGGCAATAGTCTTGAGCCCCTGCCATGCCTCAACAGCGTAGAGCCCGGCGCCGAAGGCGTCCGGCTCCCCGGAGGAACCGCAGGGTTGTACCCCGGCGTAGGCCTAGACCACGCCGACCACAGCGACGAGCCCGTCGCTCTGGGTTAGGGCAAAGTAGGGCTATAACCAATGTAGTTGTTCGCCGCGAGTTTGTAACCAACGCGATAAATGGGGATTCAGCCGGGTATATTACCTTAGGCCCAGATAATTCCCAGGCTGCTTGGCTTAGGGGGTTTTTGCAATCCTACCACCACTATCTCATAACCAATGTAACACTACATTGGATGTCTGCAGCAGCTTCAACAGCTGCTGGGCTCATGTCTTATGACTGGGACACAACCGCTGAGGCCACCGGACAAGGTGTGCCCGTGACGCGGTCGTTTAAGTTGACCCAGAATGGGTCAGCTTCCGCTAGTGGGCGAACAATCGCCACGAAGCCAGAATATGAGAGTGGAGCGGAAAACCAGTTAAGAATCGTGTATCGCGGTTCGGGCGCTAGCTCTGTAGCTGGTTATTTCCGGGTAGAGTTCACGTTGCAACAAAATAACCCCAAATAGGAAGCTTGGGTGCCTAACCCACCTCCCCCCCCCCCCCCTCCGACTCCGGCAAAAGCCGGCCGTTTGTTTGGTTACTGTGGAACGCCATGGTGTAAAATCCAAACTCGCAGGCAATCGGAAGATATCATAGTTGGAACAACACGTTCCGTACTATTGAATTGGTGGGAGGATGAAAAGTGGGAGGAAAGGAGTGTTCCAGTCACATCGCAAGAATTGGCTGGAGCTGTATCACATGCGATGAATTTTACTATTCCCAAGGGAAAGTATTCTGTGCATATACAGGCTGAGGGGGAACAAATCGTCAGAGACCCCAAACAGGGGTCAGATGAAGAGGTTTGGAAAGGGATCATAACTTATGCCGATGATAACCGATATTGGACGACATTTCCATTCGGTCAAGCGCAAATAACCAATTTAGCGCTTCTCGGCAAAGTTACGAGGGGGTCAAAAGATGCTTCGATAAACTCGAAGCAGGTTGGAAACTATGTTATCCAACGCGACCTTACGTCCTCTTTTGACTTGGAGGTTAAAGCCGAACAATCCGGTCTGGTGATTGAACCAGCGGATATACAAACAGCACCAAAGTACAATTTCGTGGTATCTTACGGAAACTATTCGTGGAAAACCATGGAATATGGAACTCTGAGTGTTGTGTTCGACGAAAAGGTAGGCACCCGTGTAGCTTCCCCCCGCATTGTGATGCCGGGTAAACCTAATTGGAAAATTCCAATTAGAAGAGACCCCTATGTGGGTTCTGATGAGAGTCTGGTGATGGATGACTCCCCTTCTATAGGGTCAACATCCGCAGTGGCCGCTGCGATACCAAAGGCGGTGGAAGCGACTCCTCCACCCACGCCTCAGCAGCCAGTTACACTGGCAAGGTACCTGGAAAGCCAGGGAAGAATGGCGAAGCCGGATTTAACCCCTTCCGAGATAGGGGATGACACGGAATCCGTGTCAGAGTCGGTCTACTCAGTGCAAATGACTGAGGAACAAGTCTGGCAAGCTTGTGGAATCGACCCACTTAGATGGGCTTCGATGTCCGACCATGCGAAACGAAAAGCTCGTAAGAGCTTAGCCCCCCCCAAAGAAAAGAGGGGGTTCTTTCGCTAGCCGCTCCATGAGAGCTTAAATCTTACGGGACGCCCGGCCCCCTCTATTTTGTGTTTATTCAAGATAGAGGGCTCTACTAAAGAGGAACTCTCCAGAAAAGTAATCTTTTCTTGGGAGTTTGTGCCGGTCGTTTAAGTTGACCCAGAACGGGGCAGCTTCCGCTAGTGGGCGAACAATCGCCACTAAGCCAGAATATGAGAGTGGAACGGAAAACCAGTTAAGGATCGTGTATCGCGGTTCGGGCGCTAGCTCAGTAGCTGGTTATTTCCGGGTGGAGTTTACGTTGCAACAAAATAACCCCAAATAGGAAGCTTGGGTGCCTAACCCACCTCCCC